TAATCAGGTGGTGGTGATGATGTAAATGAAATTAACACCGAAACAACAAGCCTTTGCAGATTATTATATCCAGATAGGGAATGCGACAGAGGCGGCTAGGAAGGCAGGGTATAGTGATAAGACAGCCAAGGAAGTAGGATACGAAAACCTCACAAAACCTCACATTAAGGCTTATATAGACGAGAGGATGGCTGTTAAGGACGCTGAACGTATCGCCTCACAAGATGAGGTGCTGGAGTTTCTGACCAATGTCATGAGAGGTAAAGTTACAGAGAAAGTCCCCTTAGGTCTTGGCATGGGCGAACAAATGCTTGTCAAAAACGAGTTGCAGGGAAAAGATCGAATTAAGGCTGCTGAGTTAATCGGTAAACGATATGGCTTATGGGTAGAAAAGGTTAACCTGGATGGAGATTTAGCTGTAACTATCATAGATGATATAGGTGTTGACGATGAAGAAGGTTAAATTATCCGAGATCGTGACACCTCACTTCCAAAGTTTCTGGAAGGCAGCTAACTCTCGAAAATACCTTAAACACGTTTTAAAGGGTGGTCGTGGTTCTGCTAAATCAACCCACATAGCTATTCTGTTGATTATCTACATGATGAAGTATCCAGTAACTACCCTGTGTGTCCGTAAAGTAGCCAATACGCTTGGTGAATCTGTCTTTGAGCAACTAAAAGAGGCTATAGAGATTCTTGGCGTAGGAGCTTACTGGAAGGTTCAAAAAAGCCCTATGCAGTTGATCTATAGACCAAGAGGCAACAAGATCATATTCCGTGGTGCAGATGATCCAGCTAAGATCAAATCTATCAAGATGAGTAAGTTTCCATTAGCTTTCCTATGGATTGAGGAGCTTGCTGAGTTCAAAACAGAAGATGAAGTAACAACCATCGAAAATTCCGTATTACGTGCGGAGTTGCCAGATGGTCTTTTTTATGCTTTCTTCTACTCATACAACCCACCAAAACGTAAGCAATCATGGGTGAACAAGAAGTACGAGACACAGTTCCAAGCAAGTAACACTTATGTACATCATAGTAGTTATTTACAGAATCCTTATATCTCTAAAGCGTTCATAGCTGAAGCTGAGGGAGTAAAAGAAAAGAACCTACAGAAATATGAATGGGAGTATCTAGGTAAAGCGATAGGGAGTGGTGTTGTGCCGTTTGATAATCTGAATTTCAGACGAATCACAAATGAAGAGATCAAAACGTTTGATAATATACGTCAAGGGATCGACTGGGGTTATGGTGTTGATCCGTTTGCTTTCGTCCGTTGGCATTATGACAAAACAAGACGCAAAATATATGCGCTGGATGAGGTGTACGGCGTTAAGCTCTCCAATAGAGATGCAGCCGAAAAAATCAAAGCGAAAGGCTATGATACTACTTTGAGTATTGCTGATAGCGCAGAGCCTAAATCAGTTGATGAAATGAAACGTGATTATCATCTACGTATCAAAGGAGCTAAGAAGGGACCGGGTTCCGTTGAATATGGTGAGAAATGGTTGGATGACTTAGAAGAGATCGTCATTGATGCTGTACGAACTCCTAACCTAGCTAGAGAATTTGAGAATATTGACTATCAAACAGACTCAGACGGTAATCCTAAAGCTCGCTTAGACGATAAGGATAATCACACCATAGACGCTACACGCTATGCATTTGAAGATGATATGAAAAAGTCAGGAGTATCTTTTGACTAGAAAGGAGGGCGCATGTTCCTAACGGAAACAGATCGGATTAATAAGATAATTGCTGATGGCGCTAAGTCTGGCATGACGTTGGATAAGTTTATTAAAAGAGAGTTGGATGAATGGCTTCAATCTCCGGTAAGGAATCAAATGTTAGAAGGACAACGTTATTATGAAGGCAAAAGCGACATTCTCCAGCGTAAACGCCTAGTCATAGGTGAAGATGGCCAGCAAGTAGAAGATAAAAATCTAGCAAACAACAAGTTAATGCATAATTTTATTCGTAAGCTAGTAGACCAAAAAGTGGGGTATCTGCTCGGGAAACCATTAAGCGTTCAAACAAATAACAAAACCTATCAAACTTTGTTTAGTGATTACTTGGACAAAGCTTTTTTACGTTCTCTGATGAACATCGGGAAAGAAGCAGTAAACAAAGGGAGAGCATGGTTCCAAGTCTATTATGATGCAGTTGGGAAATTGTCATTTAAACGTATTCCCTCTGAGGAAATCCTGCCTTTCTGGAAGGATGCTGCACACACTGAACTTGATGCCGTAGCCCGTGTTTATACTGTTGAGGCTTACGAGGGTGAAGAGAAGAAACTCATTACCAAGGTAGAATATTGGGATAAACAAGGCGTACGCAGATACATCCTAGATGAAGAAGGCAAAGAGTTGATACCAGATGTAGAGGCTGGGGACACTGATTCTCATTTCGCTGTGATTGAGAATGGTGCAGAAAAGGGCCTTAACTGGCAGAAGGTACCGTTTATTTGCTTTAAATACAACGATGAAGAGATACCTTTGATTCAATTCATAAAGTCATTGGTTGATGATTATGACGAGCGTAAATCTGACAATTCCAATAACCTTGAAGACTTACCTAATAGTGTCTATGTCATTAAAAATTACGATGGTACTAATCTAGGGGAATTTAGACGTAACCTATCTGCTTTCCGAGCTGTAAAAGTGGATGGTGAAGGTGGACTAGAAACTGTTGGAATTGAAATTGATACAGAAGCCTTTAAAACACACATGGAAATGACAAGAAAGAATATCTATGAGTTTGGGCGCGGTGTTGATACTCAATCAGAAAAGTTAGGGAATAATCCTTCTGGGCTTACATTGAAATATCTCTACGCTGACCTGGATATGGATGCAAACATCATTGAGACAGAGTTCCAAGCAAGCCTTGAGCAATTGCGCTGGTTCATTGACCAAGATATTTATAATCAGCAGAAGCAAGATTTTTCTAAGGAACAAGTAGAATTTTTGTTTAATCGAGATATTGTCATTAACGAAACAGAAGCTATTACAAATGCTAAGGATAGCATTGGTATCATTTCAGAAGAAACTATTGTGGCTAATCATCCTTGGACAACAGATACACAAAAAGAGTTAGCAAGGAAAAAGGAAGAACGTGAAAACATGATGGCTGAATCAGACCCGTATGCCGATTTTGCTCCTAAGGATGAACACGAATGAAAAAGCGCAAACAGCCACCACGTAGCTATTGGCAAAAGCGTAGTGAACAGGTAGCGCAGTTGTCCTTCGATGAAGCTGACAAATATGCTGAACAACTTAGAAAAGAGTATGACCGAGCTATAGCAAGTATTAAGCGAGACATTGAGGTGTTCTATCAGCGTTTTGCTAACAACAATGAGATTAGTCTAGCAGATGCCCGTAAATTACTTACAGGTAGCGAAATGAAAGAGTTCAAAATGACGTTAGAAGAGTTTACAGCAAAAGCTAAGGGTAACTTAGGTGGTCGTTGGACAAAGGAATTAAACAACGTCTACTACAAAACTCGTGTAAGCCGTTTAGAGGCACTTTTGGTTCAGATAAGGCAATCAGTCGAGGAACTAACTTCGAAGCAAGAGAAACGTACCAGAGAGCTTCTGGAAGGTAACTATACAAGCACCTATTACCGAACTTTATTTGAGATACAAACAGGTACGGGGATAGGTGTTTCTTTTGCTCGAGTAGACAAAGAGTCACTAGAGAAGACTTTGCAAATCAACTGGAAGGATGGCAACTACAGCGAGCGTATTTGGAGCAATCGGGATAAATTGCTATCCGAGGTTCAAACATTACTTTCTCAATCGTTTATACGTGGAGATAGTTCCGATAAGACAGCAAAGGCGCTGTCCGAACGAATGAACGTTTCTTATTCACACGCAGCAAGGATTGTAAGAACAGAGAGTAGTTACATCACTCATCAAGCTACTATGGATGGGTATAAGGCAAGTGGAGTGGTTAGAAAGTATGAGATCATAGCTTCTTTAGATGGGCGGACCAGTAGAATCTGCCGGAGTCTTGATGGCAAAGTGTTCAAATTGAGTGAACAAGAAGTAGGGGTTACATACCCTCCATTCCATCCTAACTGTCGAACAACTGTTGTTCCTTACTTTGATGATGAAATTAACGTAGGTGAACGTATCGCAAGAGATAACAAGGGTAATGTGTATTATGTTCCTGCTGATATGACATATGGCCAATGGGAAGAAAAATACGTTGCATAATGAGCCGTTTCGGTACTGTCGGCGTAAAAGAACAGGACATCACCGGACGCAACCGGGATACAAAGCGTAGATGAAAGGGTGGGTATCATGGACTTGAAAGAACTGTTGAAAAGCATGGGTCTTAGCGATGAACAAATTACTAAGATCATGGGAGGTGTTGATGAAAAGTACAAGGGATATGTACCGAAACACAGGTTTGATGAGGTCAACGAGGCTAAAAAGCAACTAGAGACAGATTTGAAAGACCGCGATAAGCAATTGACTGATTTAAAAAAGAGTGTTGGTGACAACGAGGACTTGAAAAAGCAAATCGAGATACTACAAAGTGATAACAAAGCTAAGGATGAACAGTATCAAACCAAGATTAAGGATATGCAGGTGTCTACAGCTATCAAGCTTGCTTTAGCAGGTGAAGCTCATGATCCTGATCTTATTGCTGGTCTCCTAGACAAATCAAAAATCGAGATCAATGAAGACGGCACATTAAAAGGCGGTCTTGATGATCAAGTTAAGGCGTTGCGTGAGAGCAAGGCTTTTTTATTTGTCGAAAAACAGGAGGGAGATTCTAAGCCAGCTTTCAAAGGAGCTACACCAGCAGATGGTAGTGGTAGACAAACAGACCTTAAAACAAACAGCGTTGGAGCCAGCTTTGCTAAACAAGCGAACCAAGCAGGTAAGCCAGCAGAAAACAATATTTGGGGGTAGAAAGTATGCCATATGTTAAGGATTACGGAAAAAGAGAGGAAATCAACTTCCTTGCAAGTCAGAAATATACAAGCTTCACCTATCAGGTTTCAGATAAAGACGTTATCGCAAATAAAGAAGGTCGAAAAATTGTGCCTGCTGGAACGGTTTATCCGAGCAATGATGATAAAGCAATCGGTATTCTTTTTGTAGATGTGGATGTTACGGAAGGTCCACAACCAGCACCTATTCTAGTGGATGCTTGGATCCTAGAAGCTCGCTTGCCAAAAGCTCCTACAGCAGAAGCCAAAGCAGCAATGAAAAAAATCTCATTTAAAACAGTCGTTTAGGGAGGAATATAAATTATGGCAAATGTACTTGAATTATTTAATCAACGCGATATTCTGAATTACCTTCAAAATCGAGAGTATCCAGCCTTACTAGGTGAAACGCTCTTTCCAGAAGTGAAACGCCAAAGTCTGGAGTTTGATCAGATCAAAGGAGCAGGGAAAATTCCGGTTGTAGCGAGTGTGCATGCGTTTGATACAGAGGCTGAAATTGGTAGCCGTGAAGCCAGCAAGCAGGCTTTAGAACTTGCGTTAATTAAACGTAAGCTACCGTTAAAAGAAAGAGACATCATTGCATTGGAAAGCCCACGCAATACTGCTGAGCAACAATATTTGATGCAAGAGGTTTACAATGACATTGATGTTTTAGTACAAGGCGTAAAAGCTAGAGTTGAGGCTATGCGAATGGAGGTTCTAGCGAAGGGCACAGTCACTCTTTCTGAAAATAATCTAAATGCAGTAATTGATTATGGAGTGCCTTCAGAGCATAAGGAAGCTTTAGCAGGTACCAGCGTGTGGACGCATGCTGATAGTGACCCAATTGGAGATTTAGAGCGCTGGTCGGATACGTTGGATATGAAACCAACTCGTGCTTTAACATCCCGTGATGTTTTAAATGCTCTATTGCGTCATCCGAAGATTATTGGTGCGTTATACGGGCGTGACTCTATGCGTGTACCAACACGAGCAGACCTGAACGCATTTATGATTCAACATGAGCTACCGGTTATCGCTACGTATGACCAAGTTTACCGAAAACAAAAAGCTAATGGTGTATATGATCGCTTACGTTACTTCCCGAAGAATAGTTTTGCTATGTTTGGTGATGGCACGCTTGGCGAAACGATTTATGGTCCAACAGCAGAAGAAATCCGCCTTACTCGCGATCCTAATATTCAAATTAGCGAAATTGGTAACGTCCTAGCGATGGTTTATGAAGAAGGGCGCGACCCTGTAAGCACTTGGACCAAAGCTGTTGCAACTGCTTTACCTTCATTCCCTGCTGCTGATGAGGTGTTCCAAGCACAACCAATTACAGGATAAGGCGGTGTTTCAAGGTGATAGTAAAAGTTTTGGATATCCCCATCCGATACAACCATAACACGTATCGGATGGGGGAAGTGTTTGATATAGAAGAAGGACATTTAAAGGATATTGAGAATTTAGTTGTCCCACAAATAAGCGAGGAATCACAAGAGCCAGAGGTGTTTCCATTAGAACGAATAGAAGAGAAAACCATAGATAAAATGACTGTTGCTGAGTTGAAAGAATACGCGATACAACATGATATTGATCTAGGCGAAGCAACTAAAAAAGACGATATCCTTGCGGTTATCAAAGGTGTTGAATCTGATGAATGAAGTGTTATCTCTAGTAAAACTTAGGATGGGCCTAGCGAAGGATAATCTTGATTTACTGATTAAGTCTTATATCCATGAGATAGAAAAACGCATTCTTCATTACTGCCACATTTCTGAGGTACCAGAAGCTCTACATTTTACATGGGCCTCTATGGTTATTGATGCATTAAGGGTTGAACAAGCAACAGTCAGTGAAGTGGCTGCCGCAACTGCTACTAGTGAGTCAATCAAGATTGGTGATACCTCTACCTCTCCAGGAAAAAGTGAAGGAGTAACAAGTACCTCAAAAGATGTAATAGAGTCAGTAGTTTTAAACTATCGAGTGGATCTGAACCGATATCGAAAGTTGGTGTGGTAATGAACTATACAAAGCATCGAATGGCGTTAGAACGTATGTACGAGGATAGAGCTACCATTAAACGGGTAATAGAAACCGAAACGCCTTGGGGTGAGACAAAAGCTGAACCAACTACCATCTATGAAGATCAGCCTTGCCGACTCTCCCAGAAAGCTCTTGGCACAAACGGACAGACAGCCACAGTAAATCAGGTTGTTTATGAAACGAAACTCTTTATTTCACCAGACGTTGTAATCCTTCAAGGTGATGAGATAGAAGTCACAGGTAGAGGGGTTACACGAACTTATACAGCAGGTGAACCGTTCCTTTATCCAACTCATCAAGAAATCAGTATTCAACGCAAGGATAAAGCGTAATGGCAGGAAGCTTTGATATAGGTGGTTTTGAACGTTTGGCAAAGGCTTTTCAAACAGCAAATGATGAACGTGTAGTAGAGCGATTCATCCGAGACTTTTTACTTGAAATGGCATATAGATCTGAACGGAAGATTAAAAAACGTACACCAGTAGATGAAGGTGAACTAAGACGAAATTGGCGTGTTGGTAACGTTATCCGAAAAGGTAATTCTTATCTGGTAGAGATCATTAACCTAACAGACTATGCGTCTTTTGTAGAATACGGACATAGAACAAGAGATGGGAAAGGTTGGGTAGAAGGTCGATTCATGATGACAATTTCCATGAAAGAGATTGAAAAAGAGTTACCACGCTATCTTGAAAAACGCCAAACCGAGTTACTTAACGACATCATGAATGGGCGCCGAGCTAGAAGAGGTGGTTCTGATTGAAATAACGATTAATGATGTCCGCAACGCTGTTATGTCAGCAATCAAAAAAGCGTACCCAACAGCTAAAGTATATGGAGAACGACTGCCACAAGGTTTTAAGGAGCCTTGTTTTTTTGTACTCATGCTAGAAGGTAGTCAAGATAAGGAGCTAGACAGGCGCTACAAGCGTTTTCACCCGTTTGATATCCATTACTTTACCGCATCTAATTCAGAGCGCTACGAGGTCGCTGAGAGGCTGATAGAGGTATTGGAATTGATTGATCTAAAAGGCAAACCCATTCGAGGGATTAAGATGCGACATACCATTGTAGATGATGTGTTGCATTTTTTTGTTGATTATAACTTTCATGTTGTTAGGCCCAAACCTACGGTTCCTAAAATGCAAAGGAACTGGATTGAAAGGGGGTTAAAGTATGAGTAAGAAAAATAGCGAAGCACCACGGTTTAAGAAGGAACAATTTATCGGCTCTGATAGATACACAGAGGTTCAAAAAGACATTATTTCGGCTCTATTAGATAATACGAACACTTATACGAAAGAGGAAGTAGACAACGTGCTTTTAGATTTTTCAAGAAAGGAGTTTGGTTGATATGATGCAAAATTGGATAGCTCAAAACAAAGTGCGTCCTGGTACGTACGTTAATGTTGTCAGCGAGGCAAAACCACAAGGTGCTATCAGCGAGCGCGGAACAGTTACAATGGCTCTTTCATTGAGTTGGGGACCATCTGGTGAAGTTATTGAAATACAGGCAGGAGAGAACACGTTAGACAAGCTAGGTTACGATATTTCCGAACCTCAGATCCTTTTAGTTCAGGAAGCGCTAAAGCGAGCTAAAACCTTGCTATTGTACAGACTTAATACAGGATCAAAAGCACAGGCTTCAAGTGATAACTTAACGGTAACGGCTCTATACGGTGGCGTAAGAGGTAATGACATTACTGTAGTGGTAGAACAAAACATTGATGATGAGACAACTTTCATTGTAAAAACTCTGGTAGCTGGTTCTATCGTAGATAATCAGCTTGCTAAGAAAATTGAGGACTTGAAAGCTAATAAATTTGTAACATTTTCTGGTACAGGCGCCCTTGTCGCAAGCGCTGGTATCCCATTAACAGGCGGTACCGATGGAACAGAAATAGGGGTAAATCACACGGCCTACCGAGAAGCTATTGAGTTACACGATTTTGACGCAATGGCTGTACCTTATGATGATCCGACGATTAAATCAGTCTACGTTGCCTTTGCTAAACGCTTGGCAAATCAACAAAACAGATTTATTCAAATTGTGGTACCTAACTACGCACAGGCTGACGATCCAACGGTTATTAGTGTTTCTAACGGCGTTATATTGTCAAACAGTACCGTAATTGATGCGGTTAAAGCAACGGCTTGGGTGGCTGGTGCAACAGCAGGTGCTAACGTTAACCAATCTCTTACCCATACTGCCTATGATGATGCTGTAGCTGTTCATGGGCGCCTAAATGATTCACAGATCACGAAAGCTCTCCTTAATGGGGAGTTTTTATTTGAGCTTCACAACGGCAAAGTGGTCGTAGAACAGGATATCAATACGTTTACGAGCTTTAGCCCAGATAAACGTAAACATTTCAGTAAAAATCGTGTGGTACGAACTATCAACGGTATAACAAAGGATTGGAAGCTAGCTTTTGATGAACAGTATTTGGGTAAAGGTGACAACGATGCTGACGGAAGAAATCTTTACAAGAAAGAATGCATCAAGATATCAGAGCAGTATCAAGCAATGGGAGCTATCCAAAACTTTGATGCTCAAAAGGACATTGCTGTTTTGCCGGGTGAAGATAGTGACTCATTGTTGACAGAAGGGTACATCCAAGCAGTCGATTCTATGGAGAAAAACTATCTAAAGGCGGTGGCGCGATAAATGTTTTTACGGGCTGGAGATACCATTTCTGGACAAGAAGCAAGGGCTTACGCAACGATCAATGGTCGTGTAGAAGAAATGTTTTATGCAAAAAAATTAGAAGCTAAGGTAAAAAAGAAAAAGAAAGCCATTAATACACTTGGTGCGCGAGGTTCTCAAAGTAAAGCGACAGGCTGGGAAGGCTCAGGGAGTATGCAAATTTACTATACTACCACCTTGTTCCGTCAAATGATGTTGGAATACATGAAAACAGGGAAAGATACTTACTTTGATATCCAAGTAGTCAATGAAGATGAGAACTCAACCATAGGCAAACAAACAGTTGTAATAAAAGGGATCAACTTGGATGAAGTAACTTTAGCTTTATTTGATGTTGATGCTGAGGTACTAGAAGAAGATATGGCTTTCACTTTCCATGACGCTGATATTTTGGATAGTTTCGGAAAGCCAATTTTAGGGTAAAAAGCCCTTATAATTTACAAAATAAAAAATAAATAAAAATTAAACATTATAAACAATACAAGAAAGGGGATGCGTGGTAATATTGAATGTAGATATGTAAATATTTTTTACGAAAAACGGAATGAATAGTTTATGCTCTGGCGTAAACTAAAAAGACCGTAAGATGCGGTAACATCTTACGGTTTGTGTACAATAGACTATCCCTTCAAAGGGGTGGCTCAAAAGGACTTACTGAAGAAATGGACTTCCCAGGGTCGTTAGCTCAAGGGAGGTCTATTTCCGTCTAGGGAAGGACAGTAGGGCAATTATCAGCATGCCAAAAGCTATCATTAATGAAATTGCCTCATATACCGTCATATTCTCACCCCCTTCCCTATAGATAGGGTAAAGCGAGGTGAGCCGACCACCCTTGAGAGAGCCGAGTCTATGTACATGGAAGATTATAACATGATTTTACGAAAAGGCGTCTTTAAATTTTAGAGACGTCTTTTTAGTATGCATTTTAATAAATAATTTGAGAGGGGAATATAATATGAGTTTGCAAGATTTCTTTATGGATGAGTTCGAGGATGCAGAAGTAGTTGAGCGTGTGGTGAAAATTGCAGGGAAAGAAAAGAAAATGCAGTTCAAACCAGTCAGCGCAGCAAAAGGGGGGGAACTCCGTAAAAGTTGTCGTAAAGTTACCCACTATAAAGGATCTAAACAGGTCTATACAGATCATGATGCTTTTGTGGCTAAGATGATTATTGAGTCAACGGTGAATCCTGATTTCAAGAATAAGGAGTTGCAGGACAGTTGGGGGGTAATAGGGGCGGATAATCTTTTAGCAGCTATGAAAACTAAAATGAGTGATGGTGAGTACAATCAGCTTGCTGCTGTAGTAACAGATATCAATGGCTACGATGAAGAAATAGACGAGATGGCAGAAGAAATAAAAAACTAGTCGAGGAAGGCGATGCATGGTGGAATATAGCCTACTACGTCTTCCACAAACATAAGATAATGCCTTGGGAACTATCGGAATATCCACCAAAATGGAAAGCTGCTGTATATGCTTTTGTTAAGATTCGACTAGAAGAAGAGAAAAAGGCAATGAAAAATATGGAGAAATAAATCACCCATATCCTGCCAAACCCCTTTTAGTCGTGTTAAACTTGTATAAAACACATGAAAGGGGTTTCTTCATGTCTATTAAAAGGAATAGTAAAACAAAAAAACTTGTGTTATCTCTAATTGTTGCAGGGGTATCGGCTCTTATGACTGGTTGCGTTAATGCAGAGGGAGAAGTTGACGCAACACATGCTATCAAGGTGGAAGCAAAGATTTTAAACAACGATAAAGTGAATAACGTTGGCCAGATAGAATGGGTAATTCGAAACGAAAGTGATAAGGCTTTTACTGGTAAAGTACAAATATCGGGTAATTTTGAGGGGTCTCCTGAGGTCTATGAATATGAAGTATCCGATTTGAGAAAAGACGCAACGGAAAGACGGCTTCAAGTTACAAAACAGATACACGAAGACAAGTTAGACCTGAACATAAAGGCTGTCGGTAAACTTTCTGATGTAAATGTCGAAAAGTCAGATGTTAAGTATGAAGTGATTTACAACCTAGAAAAACAAAATATGTTGTTTATCCAAACTGATGTAGTAGACAAAGCAAGCACAACTGCAATTATTAAAGAACTAAAATCAAAATATGGAGACAAACTTGGTGTGGTTCATTTCTTCAACAAAGATCAAAATGTCAAAAAGGGAACCAAGCCTAATTTAGGAAAGATTGATCCGAGTGGTGGATATGCTCCAGGTGATTCAAGTATTTATATATGGGATGTAAAAACAGAAAAAACAATAGATGAATTTTATGTACCTTAACCAGCACCCTTTCGGGTGCTTTTTTGATTGGGGAGATAACATGGCTACAATAAGTTCTAGCTTAAAATTATTCGATGGTTTTTCAGGCCCCCTAAGACAAATAACTCAAGCCATGAATATGACTATTGGTGTAATGCGACAAATGGCAGTAACTACAAATGCGGATAGCTCTGCTATCAAAACGCTTGATACTGTGACAAGAAAACTAGCAAGCGCAGAAGTGGAATTAGCAAGTGCTACAAGACGTGCTGTATCAGATCAAGAACATTTGAGAAATTCACTAGGTGGTACAACAGGAATAGGGAATAGGTTAATTACCACCTTAAAAGGTGTTGCGTCAGCTTATTTAGGTATTCACGCTTTAGCTCAATTGGGTGGAGTTACTGTTGGTGAGGCTATGAAACAACAAAACTATCTTGATATGTTTAAGGCTCGTACAGGTAATCATGCGTTAGGAACAAGGATGTTTGAAGAGTTTAAAGCTGATGCTTTAAGAGCTGGCGCAGATGTTGCGGAGTATATGCAAGGAGCTTTAGGTAATATCTCTGTAACTACTGATATCGGGCAATTAAAAGACCTGAACATGATGGCTAAACAATTGGCTGCTTTCGATAATACAGGACAAGGTATTCAAGGGGCGTTCTTCTCGTTAAAAGAGGCTTTGAGTGGAGATATCGTTAGTTTATCTGAGCGTTTTAACATTGGTAAGCAACATATAAGAGATTTTAAGATTGACGAACTAGGTAAAAAAGGTGACGTTCAAGGATTTATTAAAGCGTTCAAACTACTGTTAGATAAACAGAACATGGGTAAAAAAGCCTTTGAGGAGATGCTCAATTCTCCCTTAAAACAATGGGAGATTATGTTGAATCGAATGAAGTCTTTGTTTGCAGATGCTGGTAAAGGAGCCGTAACAGCTCTGATGCCAATGATTACTACACTAAACAAAGCTTTTGAATCAGAGAAATTCATGAGCTTTTTTGTGTTGCTAAGTAAAGGATTAGCGATTGTGGCCACAGGATTAGCATATGTAGTAGATGGGGCCTTATGGCTGTGGAGTGTGGTTGATAGGTACTACCCTGAAATACTTGCTTTCTTCTTAATTTTATCAACAGCGTATTTACCAGCACTACTGGTTAAGGTAGGTTCGTTAACAACAGCTCTATGGGGTATGATAGCTCCTATTTTAGCTTCAGGAGCAGCATGGTCTATAGCTCACTGGCCTATTGTATTGGTAGCAATCGCGGTAGTGTCATTAATTGGTACACTTAGATATTTTGGTGTAACAACTGAAGAGATTGTAGGCTTTGCGGTAGGTCTCTTTTATACTTTCTTCGCTTCAGTTTATAACGGCATTGCTTTCCTGTGGAATCGAGTTTTAGCCTTTGCTGAATTCTTTGTGAATGTGTTTATTGATCCTGTGTATGCCGTTCAGAAGTTGTTCTATGATATGGCTGTTCTCTTTGGTAGTCACATGTATAATATGTCACGCGCTGCTGAAGATTTTGCAGGCAACTTCATGAAGGTTATTCTTCGATCTATCAACAAAACGCTTGAAGGGTTCAACTGGCTTGCTCAAAAGACAAATGAAATGTTTGGAACCGATTTTAAAGGGGCCAAGTTATTTGACGAAAGTAACATTCATGCCGTTAGCAACAATATCAAATCTATGATGGACATGATAGAACGTCCTACTACTGATAGAAATGTTGTTGACCTATCTAAGTACCGTATGGCAGAAAAGAATTTAAACCAAGCCTTTGGAGAGGGTTATCACAAAGGTTTTAATTTAACTGCTAAGTTTAATACTCCATTCGACCCAAACGTTAACGGGAAAATTAATAATATAGGAAAAGTTGATGAAGTAGGAAAAATCAAGAACAAAGTAGATATCTCAAATGAAGACCTGAAAATGATGCGAGAACTAGCTGAGATGAAGAATATACAAAACTTTGTTACTCTGACACCTACCGTACAGGTTCAGACAGGAGACATCAACAAAGGCGCTGACATTGATACGGTTGTCGCTGAAATTACTAAGAAACTACAAACGGACGTAGCGAACTCAGCAAAAGGAGTATATAACCATGCCTAAGGAGGAGAGAAGATGAGTGGAAATGTAACAGTAGGGATTCAATCCTATAAGATCGAACAAGATTTTGAAGAAGGTAAGCTTATTCTTGACCTCTATTTTGATAACCCTGAAGGGGACGTTCATGAATATGCAAAATTTATAGATGACTTCGAAGCATTTTTGAAAGAAAAGGGATACGCTTTTCCGGTTGTTAAATCAACCAAAAGTGATGTGGATGAAGTCATTAAAAATATAACTAAGTCACTTGAGGAGCAGACTAAAAATTCTGTTCAAGGAGTTCACAAACATGCCTAAAGAGTTGATGAGCCTTAGCTACAACAACCGAGAAAAAGTAATTGCTTTCCCCATTCTTCCTGAGAGTATTGAAATTAGCGATGGTAATAACAGCAAGACCTATACAACGGTGGGATTAGGTGAAATTAACGTGATTAAAGACCCTAAGCTCACCGTTTATAAATTTAGCAGCGAGTTTCCGAATCAAGCCTATCCGTGGGTTGTCTATCCGGATAATTTGTTATCACCAGCTCAATATGTAAAGTACATTGAGACGTGGAGCAAAACGAAAAAACCAGTCCGATTTATTTACACTGGAGAAAGCTTTGATATTAATGAGGCTGTTTCGATTGAATCATTTGATTGGAAAGAGGTAGCTGGCACAGGTGGAGACATAGAATTTAGCATCACATTAAAAAAGTATCTGTTCTATGGAGCCAAGCAAGCAAAGGTATTAAGCGATCCAGCAGACCCTAAAAAGAAAGTTGTACAAAAGAAATCTGCTCCGCGCCCTTCTGATCGACAGCCACCTAAGACACACAAAATAGTCGCTGGTGATGATTTGTGGTCTATTGCAAAGAAGGCATACGGTAATGGCGCTAGATACAAGGAAATTCAAAAATTAAACGGGTTAACCGATGCGCAGGTAAAGAAATTAAAGGTAGGTACAGTGCTTAAAATGCCTAAATAGGAGGGGAGTACCGATTGGAGATATTAATTGATAACAAGAAGGGAAATGTTTGGGACATAACGGACATTACAACTGAAATCACATGGAAGACAAGTAGAATCGGGAAACCCTCTAGCTTGTCTTTTTCTTTTGTCGATCGAGGTATCTATCAGGATAAAACGTCATTTACTGTACAGAATGGCGATATTGTACGTTTTATGAAAGATGGAAAAAACGTCTTCTATGGATATGTTTTCTCTGTCATCGGTGGAATGGATGAGGATGTCAGGGTAACTGCTTATGACCAGCTCAGGTATTTACTAACGAATGATACCTATGTATTTGCAAAGAAAACAGCCACAGAAATTATTAAGCAGATTACAGAAGATGTAGGCTTAAAAGTAGGGGAGCTTGAAAACAGTGGTTACAAGATACCTACTATGATTGAAGACAACCAAAAGCTATTAGATATCATTTGGAAAGCGTTAGATTTATCTATTGTTGCCAACGGAAGAAACCTTGTGTTCTATGATGATTTTGGCAAGCTGGTCTTAAAAGACTCCACTAAGATGCTGCTTGATTTTTATCTAGGCGATGATAGCTTAATGACCGATTATGCAATAGATCGGAACATTGATTCTGATACGTACAATAGAGTAAAGATTGTACAAGACAATAAGAAAACAAAGAAACGAGATGTTTACATTGCCCAAGACTCAGCGAATATCGCCAAATGGGGGCGTTTGCAGTTGTTTGAAAAAGTGGACGAGGGCATGACGAAAGCACAAATTAAACAACTACTTGATACATTGATTGCTGTAAAAAACAAAGAAACGCAGAGATTATCACTTACTGCTATTGGCGATATACGAGTAAGAGCAGGCTGTTTCGTTCCAGTTTCCATCGAGAGACTAGGGATTAATCAGCCTTTTCTTGTGGACGAATGTATGCATAAATTTGATGGTTCAGAACACACAATGACAGTCGATCTAAAGGTGGTGCAAAAGCATGCTAGAAGCAATTAAACAAGTAGTCTTAGGAGTTAATGAAGCGAGTAACCAGGTCGCTATTTTTTATGGGACAGTAACCAGCGACAAACCTTTAGAGATCAATGTAGATCAGCGATTTACGCTGACAGAGGAGTTTCTAGTCATCCCGGAACGGCTTACCTTATATGAAGTTGATCTAAGCCATACACATGCCTACACCGATGTAACACCAATCGGTACAGAAAATAAAAACACAGGTGTAGCTCTACCAGAAAAATTAATTATCAGGCGTGCTTTTAAAGTGGGTGACACGGTTCTGCTCATGCGTGTACAAGGCGGAAACAGCTATGTCGTACTAGATCGGGTGGTGGCTACATGAGAGATCATACATTTGAGTACACGTATACAGATCGTCAAGGGAAGTTAATTCAAAAAGTTATAACAGATGAATTATTTACTGAATGCTTTGAAGAGATTTTGTATGAATTAAAACTTAAAGCAGATAAAAAAGAAGAAATTATCATCCGCACTATTCTTGAAGTAGGTGAGGACGCATGATTCTACCACAAGGCTCTACGATTGATTCAGTTACGTTGGAAGAGGTGGAACAACCGAGTAAAACATATAAATTAGACCTTGTAAATAAACGCATAGTCGGCTTTGTGGACGGTCTGGACGCGGTGAAACAGGCTGTTTTTAAAATACTTTCCACCATTCGCTTTGAATACCTCATTTACTCTCATGACTATGGATTTGAGTCCCCGAGCATGGATGATGAGGCTATTTTCCGATCTGAAGTTCAACGATGTGTTAGAGAGGCTCTTTTGCAAGATGACCGTATCCTTGATGTGACTGATTTTAAAATCACGATAGAAGGAGACACATCTTTAACTGAGTTTGTTGTCGTATCCAAGTATGGTGATTTTAAAGAGACAAAGCAGGTGGCGCGATGAATTGGACATCTGAGTCATTTCTAGAATTTATGCTCAATAATATTCGTGAAGATGTAGACAAAAGAGAGGGTAGTGTAATCTATGACGCTCTTTCATCTGTGGCAACAGCATTCATCAAGATACAAACAGAACGAGAGACAAACGAAAATTTGTACTATGCTGACACCGCGACAGGAGAATATCTGGATAGAAAGACAGAAGAAGATGGAATTGAAAGGCGTCTGGCCACAAAAGCAAAGCGTAAGGGAATATTTTACGACCAAGAAGGCAGGGTGTTTGATATTCCACTTCAAAGCAGGTATTCACATGAGGATCTGAATTTTATTGTATTAGAACGACTAGCAGCAGGTGAATTCCTCTTGGAATGTGAGACGGTCGGTTCTGCTGGAAACGTGGTATTCGGTTCTCTTATTCCAATCGAATACATTGAGGGACTAGGAAAAGCAGAAATCACAGATGTTTTAATACCTGGGGCCGATGAGGAAGACGATGAATCGCTACGAAAAAGATATTTTGATGCACAAGAAAGTAAACCATTCGGAGGTAACATTGCGGATTACAAAGAAAAGGTAGGAAACATACCAGGTGTTGGGGGTGTACAAGTCACGCCTGCTTGGAAAGGTGGAGGTACAGTCAAATGTACCATTATAGGTAGTGACTACAATCCACCATCACAAAAGTTGGTTGATGATGTCCAAACCTTTGTTGATCCAGTAGTGAATAGTGGCCTTGGATTAGGATTGGCTCCTATGGGGCATCGTGTTACGATTGTCGGAAATATAAGCAAAACGATAGACCTTCGTACTAAGCTAATTTTGGAAGCTGACATGCATCCAGATCAAGTAAAAGGCGATGTCGAAAAGGTCTATTCCGATTATCTCCTAGAGCTACGTAAAGCATGGAAAAATACAAAGAAAACCGTTGTTCGTATCAGTCAGATCGAATCGCGGTTTCTTTCTATTGCAGGGGTATTAGACGTAATGGATTCTACATTAAACGGCTCTTCGGGGAATCTGGAATTAGATACAGAAGAAGCGCCGTATATGGGGGCGGTGACGATTGTCTAATGAATTGATGAAGTATCTGCCACCGTACTATCATGATGTTCTTGAGATGCAGGAATATACACAGGCAGCCTCTCTTGCTGTGGATATGTTTGCTAAAGCCGTTGAACAAGAGTTAGCAGATCAATTCATTGAAACAGCAAGTGAAAAAGGTATAGCTCGCCGTGAAGGAATGCTACGGATTAAACCAAGAAGTGATGAGACACTAGAGTTTCGCAGGATGAGGCTAAAGAATCGAAAGTCTATCAAGCCGCCATTCACAGAGCGCTGGCTACAACATCAATTAGACCGTTTGCTTGGCAAAGGAAGGGTAACGGTTGAGATTGATGTCCTTAACTTCATCCTCAGTGTTAACGCTGAAATCGAAAACGCCCCAGCCTTTCGAGAAGTAGAACATACAGTCCGGACAACGATTCCAGCTAACTTGGTATATCAGCAGCGAACACAGATTAGAGAAAGTATCACCCTTTCGGAAAAGATTATTAAACAAACGATTGTTCGTCAAACAAGACTTTCTACTACATGGAGGCTGGGACGGACACCGTTTGCGGAGGCCCTAGATGAAAAAGAAGTGATTCAGCTTCCTCTAAACCGACTAACAAAACTATCAACGAAATGGCAAGTAGGTTCCACTCCATTTGCGGAGGCGATACGAGATGATAACCAATGATTTGATACTAGATACAACTAGTTTTGTAAAAGGCAAGCTGAAAAAAATAACGCTTAATGGTTCGTTTGAAGTTACAGGCTTTACTGTGACGCAAGATAAAAACCTTTTGTTCGTAAAGTTTTCAGTAAGTCCTACTGATGTCCAATTGATTAATTTAATTGAGATACGAGATTCCGAATCAACCGTAGTTAGTTCCAGCGTAGTCTATGTTCCTATCAATTCTGAAACAATTATTAAACACACAATTACGATTAAGGAGGGGTGATACATGGCGTTTAATGCAAAAACAGATTGGAAATATAATGAGGTTGTCATGGAAAGGGACTTGAACCGAATAGAAAAGGGAATTGGGGATGCGCACGATGCTGTAGCAAGCACAGATGGGAAGATAGGAAATCTTGACGTGCTTAATACCACAGCAAAATCTAATGTTGTCGTAGCAGTAAATGAGCTTTTTACAAATGTCAGTAACGGGAAAAATAAAATCGCTACCGCCCTTACTGACAAAGGAGTTCCCGCAACAGGTAGTGAGACTTTTGACCAACTGGCAGCTAAAATATCCAAGGCTGGGATAGGGGATACAGATAAGAAGGCCCTCATTGATATTGCAAATAGAGCGACAGATAACGACAGTACAGTAAGAAAGGCGATTATTACAAAACTTAATGCATTACCAACAGAGAATCCTTTAGGCTTAACAGATCAATCTACTTGGGCAGATATTAGTGCCGTAAATCTTCAAATAAAAACGGGTAAAAAATTTGCTACTGGAACAGCTACAGCAACCGTAGATTCGCAAGAGTTGTATATAACTGTTTCTGGTTTAACTTTCAAGCCTAGTGTTATTTTATGTTCATTCATCCATGGAAGTAGTTATCTTCCTGATATCATTTTTTCAGGGTATTTCAAAGGTGTCTGGTTTTTTCCTGAAAAAGATGTCTACAGTTTTTTTATATACAATCGTGTTGAGGAGCCGAGCAGACATTGCAGTATTAGTAATGATGGTTTTTCGCAACTTGTTCTTGCTAGACCAACATCGGTTACAATCCCGTCCTACAAGATTGATTGGATTGCCTATGAATAGAAAGGAGGAGGCACATGGCGAAATTACCTGATACAGCAAGTATTAGTGATATTATCAAAGCTTTAACGGAAGTTGAGGCAATTAACCAAAAGGCTGATCTTGTTTCTGTAGTTGGGGGTCCTGCAACAAGTGGGGATAATGTGGCTACTGTTATTCAAAAGCTACAGAATGCAAAAAACACTCTTGCAAACAATATTTCTAACAAAGGAGGATCAGCTACTGGAACCGAAAGCCTTCAAACGCTTGCGAACAAAGTAGCTTCTATTCCAACAAAACGTTGGGCAACAGGGACAGTTACTATTCCTGGCTCAACTGGTCAAACAAACACAGTTACAATTAGTGGGTTATTGTTTGTACCTACTATGTTGATAGCGCTCAGTTCATCAGATCCCTCAAGTAATAATCCAATTTTTCATGGATATATGAATACTTACGCTTATAACGATACAAACATGACGGGGGCCAAAACATGGAAAAGGCTTGATAACAATTCAACCTCAATGTTTATTAATCAATTAACAGCTCCTACTACCGGACAATTTAAACTTACAAACACTTTATCTAGTAATTACACAGATTATGTACGATGGATAGCTTTTGAATAAAAGGAGGAAAGTGAGTTATGCAAACTATCGGACGAAAAATTTACTACGACATGGTAACAGGAAATATATTGGTAGACACAGGAGAGCTTGCTGGTGCAGTTCGTGAAACAACTATCGAAGAAGATTTTCAAGCCTACGTCGTATTGTCGGAGAGGGTTAAAACAAGCGTTGGTTGCATCCAGCTTGAATATGGGCAGTTTGCGGATAATTTTTCGAAAGGCTACTCGTACCATATCAATACCGAAACTGAGGAAATTGTATGGAACTTAACACCGCCCCAAGTTGAGGAACAAGAAAGAGAAAAGACATTGCAAGAGAAAATGGAGTCTCTTGAAAAAGAAAATGCTGATCTTAGAAAACAAATAGAAACATTAGCCGGAACGGTTGACTACATTTTGGAGGTGTAAAATATGAAAAGCAGATTATATGACTATTGTTGCATGCGCTGGAATGCTGGGGCTTGGAAGGAAGTACAACTAATAACAGCCGTAGAAAAGAAATACATCACCGGTGATGAGAAAAAAGAAATTATGGACGAAAAATAAGCGCCTTTTCCGATCTGGGGAGGGCGTTTTTTAATGGGGGCTCCGGCTCCCTATTTTATTTACCCCTAGGGGGTGATAAGGAGAGGGAAAGCATGGAAGAGAGCGTAATGAATGCATTGCTACAACAAGGGCCGTTTGCTGCTCTGTTTGTATGGTTGTTATTTTCCACCAAAAAAGAGGGGAGGGATCGCGAGACTCAACTTGTGAAACAGGCTCAGGCACGCGAATCCAAACTCATGGAGCATAACGAGCGAATGGTAATCCAATTAGAACGTAATACCACTACATTGCAACAGATTGAGCGCAGTCTAAACGGCTTAGAAAACGAATTAGAAGAACTAAAAGAAAAGGTGGGATAAGAGAATGGAGATGACCACTGATATTGCTACATTAGCTGCCATTGTTGCGGCGCTTACTGGTGTGGCTAAAGGGTTTGGGGTCCCTAATAAATTGGCCCCAGTTGTTGCCATGGCTTTTTCGGCTCTTTTTGTATTTCTTCCAAACGGAGAAGTAAAAAACAATCTACTAACAGCGGTGGTTGTTGGATTAACAGCTTCGGGAGCTTATAGCTATGCAAAAACAGACAACAGGGGGAACAAGCAATGAAACCACAGGATTTTATAGCTAAAATAGCACCTAGTGCTGTAGCTGACATGAAGAAAACAAAGATACCTGCGTCTCTTACCATCGCTCAGGCAATCCTGGAATCAGCTTGGGGAGAAAGTGGACTAACCAAGAAAGGAAATAACCTCTTTGGCATCAAAGGAACAGGTCCAGCAGGCGTTTGCGCTATGTCTACAAAGGAAAATTACAACGGTAAATGGACAACCATTACAGCTAATTTCCGAGCTTATAACAACTGGGGAGAGTCTATTGCAGACCATTCGAAGCTAATTCTAAACGGTACAAAAGACAAGCCTACACGCTATCATGGCGTACTAGGTGCTGATTATAAGACTGCTTGCCACGCAATCCATAAGGGCGGATATGCCACTGATCCTGGTTATCCAGGTAAGCTAATTGGATTGATTGAAAAGTATGGTTTAGCTAAGTATGACAAGGAGGAATTAACAGTGAAACCAGAGGTAGCGAACGAAATTATTAGCCATTTACAAGGACAATGGGCTTTTTATAATCAAATGGGTATGAAGGATGAGGCTGTGAGGATCGGGCAATTGGCAGATGAGATGAGGATTGCTAGTGGACAGGAACCGCAGAATAAATAGCACAAAACCCTCCCGATTAAGGAGGGTTTTCATTCTTTTTCTTGACAATCATCTCTGCAACCATTTTGCTTATTTTCATGAAATTTTGCAACCAAACTTCATAGTAAACCCCTTTTTATTTTGATTTAGCTAGACAAAGATAATGCGAAAGCCCTCTGACGTTTTATAACTTTCCGTCAGAGGGCTTTCTTTATTTCTGTGGTATTAGTGTTCTATCCTTTTCTTTGGTCAGCTATTACCTTAATAGTGAAAGCCAAAATTAAAGTAATAACGAACAAATTGTTTGCATGTTCCATTGATATTTGTTGCCAAACTAAAATCGAAATAAGAAGCAAAGAGAAAACAATGTAGGCTATGTTTCTTGAAAACACAGACTTTAACAGGAATAAAGTTACAACAGCAGCTATTAATATAATAAACAGCACTATATTAAATACACCGAATACGATAAGTCAACACCCCTCTGTAATACCTTGATGGAGTAGTATATGTTGATTTTATCAATATTTTACCATGTACCTTTAGGATTTGTCGATATTGTGAAATAACCGACATAATGAATGTTTATTGTAACCCCATAACCTTCATTTTTATGGTTAATTTCATTTGCAATTGCTACCATTCCAGTTGACAAAGCATATGAAATAGCTTGTACAAGTTTTGTTGGCGGAGAAGGAATCAACCCAGAAATCGCAGTAACACCTGCTGTAACTGTCCCTGCTTGTGCCCAAGCGTTAGCTACGTCTCTAGTATCCCTATCTGTCATAGTAAATGCATATCCCCACCAGTAGTAGTTTCCGAAAGATCCAAGTGCCGCAACTTTCGAATCCTTTTCAGTAGGTGTAGATAAATCTTTTTTATCTACTGAAAGCTCACCATCTTTTACTTTAATGTCGCCGGACTCTATTGCATTATTAACAGATGCAGCACCATTAACGTATACCTCGTAAACTTCTTTTCCAACTATCTCTTTAGCAGCAGGATCAACGTGTACCAAGCCATCTTTGCCTACTTTAACATAATCAGACATTACAGCAATATTTCCAATAACTTGTTCCTGTAATTTAGATTCAACTGAGGATTCAGCTTGTGACGATGAACTAGATACCTCAATGGGGGAAGCAGCTAGTCCAGTAGTAGCGGTTCCCATAATAGTAGCTAAAGACAATGCACTTGCTAGAATCGTTTTTTTCATAACATCATATCTCCTTTGGTTTTAAAGTTAAAACTCAAAACTTTTAAAATATTTGTATTTGCAGTTAAATATTACCATATAATCAACAATATACAAGCTTTTTTATCAAAAAATGACATAAATTTACTCGCTCTTAGAGTCTATTAGGGGACAGGATACAGCAAATACCGCACCTAGCCTGAAGATAAACATGTAATTTTACCCATTGCTTAATCTCCTCACCATCTAATAAAATAAGAACACACATTCGTGTTTTAGGGGAGATGTTTTGATGGCTAGTAAAATTCTTGACCCACTTGTAACGAAATTTATTTTGCCAGAACATGCAGAAATGTTACGTCAGTATCATGAGGATAAGAAGCTGATCGAGAAGCCGATCATTGAAGAAGATGAGTTGGCTGAGTTTTGTTACAGGATATCTGACTCACGTCAGTATGACTATGCCTTAACGATTAGCTGGTGGAAAGAAACGAAAGAGGGTAGAGGAGTAATTGAATCAGCTTGGGGATGGGTAGAGAAGTTTGACTCAACGTTTAAACAGATCAAGTTAAAGAATGACGAGGACTTTTGGTGGATACCTGTTGAGAATGTGGTTAAGGTAGATAAGTAATTTAATGAAGAAAGTCGTGTCTCTTAATTATGGAAATTCATTTACAATAGTCATATTGGGGTTTCTGCTTAAACTATCCGTTTAACGGATAGTTTGTTTTTCATCCTCATCCAATCTCCCGACAGCATTACCTTGATTTGTTATTCCCAACACTTCACATACATCCTTGGCTACAAACCACGGCTCCCCGTCTTGTATAATTAAGCGAACTTGATGATTTTGGTAGTTAAAAATATTCTCATACATACGTTTTCCTCCTACCCTTGCATTATTTGTTCGACTCTCCTTTTCTTTATACCACGATATTTTTGTACACTCGTTTTTTCAGTAATAGCAGATGTAAACGGCTTTTTCTTTTGCCAACCAAAATTCAAGGTACGTAAATGAATATAACGGGGAGTTGTTGACGAATTGTTGACCAAATTCGTCAACAAGTATTACAAAGGATTACAAAGTATTAAAAAGAAAACTCAAAAACTCATATTTAATCACAAATAATTACACTATAACAGAAATAATTAAATGACGGGTTGCTATGGCAACGGGAGGAATTCTAACGAAGGAAACTGTTTTCCGTTTTGGTGAATAAATGTGTTAAAACCCTATAAATATAGGGTTTATCGAAGGTATAACAGGGTCTGGAAGATACATATAACAGCACCTATTTTATGCATTTGTTGACGGATTGTTGACGAAAATAATTAAAAAGGATTACAAAACAACACATTTAATTAAATCGCGTCTTTAGAATATAAGTTAATTGACGTACCTCACTCAATTATCTCCAATTTTTTGTAGAGGTAAGATATTATCAAATTTATTGGCAGCATCCTTGTCGGCAGTTCGCAATGCATGACCATAAATATTCATTGTTATAGATATATTCGTATGACCAAGACGTTCTGATATTATTTTCGCGTGTACACCTTGGTTAATTAGAATTGTAGCTGAAGTGTGTCTCAAGTCGTGGAATCTTATGGGTCTAAGATTATGCCTCTTTATAAATCTTTGGAACCAGCGATAAGGTGATTCAGGGAAAAATGGTTTACCAGTAGTAGAATTATAGAAAACGAAAAAGCGATCGTTATTTTCCCATTTATCTCCCATTCTTAATTTTTCTTTACGACAGTGTAAATAATAATCTCTTAATTGTTGAGTTACCGAATCTGGGAGAGAAACTTTCCGTATGGATTTTTTGGTTTTAGGTTCTGTAATAATTGGCTCGCCATTGGAAAACACACTAATATTCTGCTTAACATCAATTGTGCCAGTATCAAGATCAATATGTGACCATTCTAACGCAATAAGCTCACCTCTACGTAGACCAGTTGTTAGCGCAATAGTAATCATCATACGCCAGTGGTATAACTCATTTTGTAACGCCATGAATAACTTAGTTACCTCTTCTTCATCATACGGTTTAACTTCTTTGGAATTTGCTCTTGGCTTTTTTACTGTTGCAGCAGAATTAATTGAGATGATCTTCCAATCTACTGCACGCTGTAAGACGTTGCGTAACGCTCTGTATACTACTAGCAGAGAGCTTGAGGACAAACTTCCTGCCTTTCTGTCATGTCTACTACCTTCCTCAGAAAGATCAGAAAAAAAGTTAACAATATGAAATGGTTTTATTTCATCCAAACGCATGTGACCAAATGTAGGGATGATACGATTGTTTAGATATCTGTTGTAAGTAATAAGAGTCTTTTGGGATAATTCTTTTTTAGCGTACTTTACTTCCCATTCCTGAACGAAATCCTTGAATGTCATTTTATTCGGAGAAATATACATTCCAGCCTCAATTTCAACTTGGAATTTTGCTAGCTCTAACTCAGCTTCTCGTTTGGTTTTGGCCTTAACGGTTCTTGTCTTACGTATTCGGTTCCCTAATGAATCATATCCAACTTCCGCAACAAGTAACCAAGAATTTTTCCCTCTCTTTTGTACACTAGCCAATATTTCCACCTCGTTTTCAAAGGATTGATATAAATGGGTACTTTAAAAAATAAAAAGAAGTAGATCACCGAGCCTACGAACTCAACGATCTACTTCACTCAGATGAACGGCAGTCTATTGTATGGACGTAGGTGTCATTAAAACCTGCGGCCTTTTATTTTCGCTAGTTTGTACTCTTATACTATCATACTACGGGTATTTTAAAACAACATGAATGATTTGATGGTTAAAAATTCAATATTTTATAGGTAGAAAGAAAAGAGAAGGAAGAGTAGAATGTTAATTGAAGTAAAAAAATCAGCAACGGGGAATTGATATGGATATTTTGTTATACCTTGCACTGGGATATTTAGATCAAATGGCGATAATAATCCTTACTTTCAAGATGTTCAGATTTCCAGTAAGAGCTTATTTTAGAGAATTCTCTATAATCGCTGTGGTGCTATCTTTAATTTCTTACGTAGACCGAATTGTATTTGATATCCCTCAATATGATACTGGTATCCAATACATAGTTTTAATTTTGTTTTTCAGATATATGTTAGGATTTAGGTTTTTTGAAGCTGCTGCAACAACTGCGGCTGGATGCTTATCGTTTATCGGAATCCAATTTATTGCCTACTATTTACTCATGCAATCCAACATAATATCTGCAAACATTTTAGGTCAGTTTCAAGCATTTGGAACTTATTTGCTTCAAATACTTTCCGATCTGCTCGTATTCTTTATTGCATGGATGATACAAGTCTTAAATGTGGGGTATAGCTTTATAATTCAGCCTCCTCACAATTTGGCCTACAAAACCAAAATGACCACGCTTAACGTATTGATTATTTGTGCGATTATTTTAACTGCTTTTGTATTAATTAGCTTTTCTTACGTGCTAATTATGACGGAGTCTAAACCGTATGTTATTCTTGCATACGTTATAATCCCGGTAGTAATTTTGCTTTGGTTGTTACGAAAGAGGGACTACCATGGTTGAAAAGGTTTCAAAGAAACTTGCTACACTAATTTATGAGGCAAACCCTCAATCAAGTGTACCGGTATTGAACTACTCGATATCGGTTACGCTTAATTTTCTAGCAATAATGATATTTACAATTTTAATCGGATATTTTTTTGATAGATTATCCGAAACAATGACAGCTTTATTTTCGTTTGTTCTATTAAGAGCGTTTTCAGGAGGGTATCACCTAAAGTCGTTAGATGGATGTGTAGTGGCTACTGTAGCTATCATAGCGATTATACCGTATATCCCTATGTTTACATTAACAACTGTAGCGTTAAATGTAATCTCAGCTATTTTAGTTCTGCTATTGGCCCCAAACAATGTTTTTGATGAGGTAAAGGTACCAAAAGAGAAATACCTTTTTTTGAGGTCGATTTCATTTATTATCGTTTGTACTAATTTCGTTTTTATGTCTCCTGTAATCGCGTTATCCTTCTTTGTACAATCACTTCTATTAATCCCTAAAAGGAGGTGAATATCAACATGTTAAAGAAAAGAACGGCAATAACCCTATCTAAATTCTTCACTGGACTAGCAGGCATCTATGCAGTAAGTTTCAAATTTGGTCTTGGAAGTCCTGAGATTCCTGAAGAATTAAAAAAGCGAGTGTAGAAAATGATACTTTTGGCTGGGATACAATTAGGTGCTACTGAGGTAGAGGAATTTCCACTTGAAGAGGTCAACTATGTTGACCTCTATAACAAAACCAAAAATACGAAAAATGGTATATTACAGTACCATACTAATAAAGGGACTTTTCTTGCCCTTACCACACTTGAGGACGCTCGGCAGTTCTTAGAGAAATATGGATTTCAATCATTAGATTCAGTAAACGTCGTAAACATAAACGCAATAAAATACATCGTTGAAGATCCTTTTTCTATCAAAGCGTATTTCCAGAACGGAACATATACTTCGATATCTAAATTCAAATATAAAAATTTATCGCACTTAGATATACCTAAAAAAGACCGTCCAGATTAATTGGATGGTCTTTTTTGGTGCGAATTATAACCTGTCATAAATACAAAAGTCAAGAAAAATTGACCTAGGGAATATTGATATAGATAAATCACAAAATTCAACATAAGATTTAATTAATTAGCTGTTATCATTTTATTAATAAAAATCATAGGTACAAATTAATGACAGTCAGATCATGCCAGGAAACGAATTCTCATCTATCAATAAAGTTGAGCATTCATCAAATAAATGTTTTTAACAGATTGAAAGTGCTGTATAATGAGAACTAAAGTTCGCATCAGAGGGGGAGTAAACATGAGAGAGCTTAAAATAGTTGAAATAGATGAACAGCAATCTGAGGAACTTACTGATAAAATTATAGCGATACTTTGCTGTAATTATTACATAAACCCTGATGCAAAACGAGTGATTGATGAGATAAAGGAATGCCGTTCAGGATGAATGGCACAACGAGGTGGAAGATATGTCTAGTTTAGGGAAGAGATTAAAGCAAGCGAGAGAAAATAAAAATATCACTCAAATGTACATAGCCAAAACACTAGGAATTTCAAATGGTACCTTATCAGGCTATGAGCGAAATTATCGTGACCCTGATACTGAAGTACTTTCTAAACTTGCTAGTATTTATGAAGTATCAGTAGATTGGCTAACTGGAATGATTGATGATCCTTCACCAAAAGACTTTAATCCATATGCCAAAGAGATTGAAAGATTCAAAGTGATATTAGATTCTCTCCCTAGAGATAAACACGAATATCTTTTGGAACAAATTTCAATTTTTGCTGCTGGGATTAGAGTTATGGAGAAAGAACGTAAAGATGAAAAATAAAAAACCGTTCCTGATGAACGGTTGCTACAACACGAAAATTTATTTTTTATTTTTGTTTTCTAGGGCAACAATGCCAGCAGCCACTATATACATTTGGTCAAGAAGCTCTCTTCGTTTATTATCAGGTAGAGAATTTAAGATTTCTTTTATTTCTTCCGCATCTGGATTTTTAATCTTGTTTAATTGATTAGGCACAAAAACAGTATCCATTCCTGCTAGCCAATCAATAGAAACTTCGTATAAAGTTGCTAGTTTCTTCAAGGTGCTAAGATCAGGTTCGCGCTGTCCAGATTCATATTTAGCTAATGCGCTATTGTCTATACCCAATTGCTCTGCGACTTTGTTTTGTTGCAGGCCTTTTTTAGTTCTCGCTTCACGTAATCTTTGAGCAACTAATTTATAAGAACTATCCAACGGCTTTTCGTAGTTATTATGCTCGTTCTTATTTATTGGAGGCGATGGTTCATCAGAACGACCCAGTAAGTAATCAACAGTCACACCAAAAAAGTCTACAATGCTCTCTAAACGTTTCCCTCTTGGCAAACGCACTTCACCTTTAGGATTTTCATAATGTGTAATAGAAGTGCGAGGGATATCTAACTTTAAAGCTAATTCTTCTTGAGATAAGCCTCTTTCTTCTCTTAATTTCTTGAGTCTTTCAGGAAATCCCACGAGATTCACCCCTTTGTATAGATGTAATTTTACCATCTGATGTTCGTAAAAAAAACAGTGCGTTATAAGAACAAAAAAACTATTGACATGTTCGTTTAACGCAAGTATTATATAAAATGTAAGGTGCTTAAAACGCACGATAAGGGAGGTGCTTAAATGACAAAAACAAAGCCACGTACTTCCTTGATTGCTTTGAGAAAAAGCAAAGGATTTACACAGCAAGCTCTTGCTGATTTAGTCGGGATCAATAGATGTTTTTTATCTAACATAGAAAGGGGGAAGTATTCTCCTTCATTAGAAGTCGCTTACAAGATCGCTAATGCCCTTGATACACACATTGAAGAAATTTTTTTTGGGAATGAAGTGCGAAAAACGAACAAAAGAAAGCGATCTGCATAAGAGTGATCACATGTACTGTAATCACTCATCAACCTTAATTTTTCCGTTTTTCTTTTCGAACTCATCAATATGACGTTCGATAAGATGTTCGATTTGCATAGCGATTGATCGTTTGTTTTTATCAGCAATATATTTGATCTTTTCGAAGTTAGTTTCTTGTAAACGCAATGTAAAAGGACGTTTATCAGTAGCCATTGACGTCACCTCATATTCATTTTGATGTCACTAAGATAGCAAATCAAAAAATAAATGTATGCAACCATATTGACATCATAGTGATATAACTTTACAATAAAATCCAAGGAGGTGATTTCAAAGTCATGTCACCTAAGAAAAAAACTTTGTCACTTAGGATCACGTTCGAACTTGATAAGCAATTAGAAGTCGCAGCTTCAGAAATAGGGGTTTCTAAGAACGCATTAATTGCAACTGTCCTTAATGATGCTATTAAAAAGAAATTTAAGTCTAAACAACCAGCATAGGAGTGATTAATATGACAAAAACAACAATGTCCGTTCCTGAAGTAGCGACTTATCTAGGTGTTTGCAATCACACAATCTATACAATGGTTCGAAAAAAGCAAATACCTAATACAAGAGTTAGAGGACGCATCTTTTTTCGAAAGGAAGTTATCGACGAATGGATGCGTAAATCCGAAGAAGAAAGTTATCAAGTCGGATAAAAAATTCCCCCAGGTGAGCAGCCCGAGGGAAAGCATGAAAGATGAACACAACTTAATTGTAAAACTATTTATCAAATTTGGCTGTTCTTATTTGGAACAAATTGGAACTAATTTGAAGAAGGAGAGAGAAAAGTGAAGAAGTTTGGAGCGATACTGCACGCTTGCAGAGAAAGAGCAGGGTTAAGCCAAGAGCAATTAGCCGAAAAGCTCAATCGTTCAAGAAGTTGCATAAGCAAGCTGGAGACAGATAAGAAAACGTTGGATTTCCAAACGGGACTAGCGTGGATAGAAGCCACAGGAGCGAAGGAGGTGGCTGTAGCGTTCTTCTGTGGAATGGATGGGATGTCCATCATGCAAAATGTTCTATCAGTAATGGTGTAAAGGAGGCGAGGAGGTGAAAGAAATGCTGGATGGTTTGGACGAAGAGGAGCTATATCACATTGTAAATGGGATGCTCGATCAATCTACGATAAGCCTCCAGAATGGTGATCCTATTGACGCTAAAAAGAAGCAAATCATAGCAGAAAAGGTTTTAAACATTAAGTTAGCAAGACAAGCTGAACAAATCGAGAGAATCTTACAAAGGAGGGAACACCGTGAACTATGAGGACTTAATTGCTGATCTAAAAAGATACCAGCGATTGATGATGATTACTAAAACAGCAGGGGATCATCAGGCTCATGAAAACTATCGCCAAGTTACCCGTTGGATTACAGAACAAATAAGAGAACATGAAAAAACCGCCTGCGACCAACAGACGGCTTAGAAACTCATAACCAAAAATTTGTACCTCTACAATACCAAATAATCGGAGGTTGGACAAGCATGGAACGAAAAATTGGAACCGTTCAAATGGAACTAAACGAACAAAATCGTGCTATCGAGCGCTTGTATACAGAAATTAGATCAATGAATGAGGAGATACTTTCTTTAGAAGAGAGATACAACAAGATCGGTAGAGAGTTAGCTGAGATGGAATCAACAAGAAGTGGTTTACGGGAAGAGTTATGGCGCCGTGAAGATTATGTAGCAGCCTTAGTACGGGAGGGAAAACAGTATGCCAGCATTGCATGATTTTCCACAATATGTAGAGCGTGTTGAACCTGAGCGTCAAGGGTATCTCCTCCATGGTATTAAAGCCTTTAATGAACTTGGGGATGAGTTAGAGTTACGGGAGAAGGTAGAAAGCATCAACGAGGATTTAAAATACCTACTTTTATCTTGGGAAGAGTTTTCATCAGAACAAAACCTTGAATACCTAGTGGATATAAAAAAACGCTTTGACCACGTGATGAAGCTCTACGGAGGTGTTGGACTATGAGGCTGTATGAACTAGCTGGCGCTTATGCAGAGGTTGCACAAATCATATTGGATGATGAGACGCAAACCGAGGCTCTAGGTGATACTCTCCATTCCCTAGAGGATGCTATCGAAAACAAAGCTGATAACATTGCCAAAATGGTGCGTAATATCGCGGCGGAGGTTGACGTGATAAAGCTTGAAGAGGCTCGTCTAGCTGAACGCAGGAGACGGCTAGAAAAGAAACAGGAAGGCTTAAAACTCTATCTGAAAGAGCAACTAGAGGTTGCTGGATTACAAAAAGTCAAAACACCGATTTTCACTATTTCAGTTAGAAAGAATACGGGTTCAGTACAGGTGGTAAACGAAATTGAAATCCCTCAAATGTTCTGGGTAACACCACCACCAATTCTTGATAAAAAGTCGATGTCAGAACGTTTGAAATCAGGTGAGGAAATACCAGGTGTAACGCTAGTAAAAGGTACTTCCTTACAGATCAAATAGGAGTGAGAACATGAGTGTATACAAAAAGATTCTCGCTGTCATGAATGATGTGTCCTATCTCCAGAAAGATGACAAAGTGGAGTTTAAAACCACGAAATATAAGGCTATCTCAGAAGAGAAAGTAACGTCTGCTGTAGGAAAAGCAATGCGGGAACATGGGCTTGTGATAATTCCTATTCATCAAGAGCATATCAAAATGGATCAGCTTACCACAGTGAATGTTCGATACCGGATTGTTGATGTAGATACAGGGGACAGCATAGAAGCTGTTTCAAGTGGAACGGGAGTAGATACACAAGATAAAGGTGTAGGTAAGGCTATGACATATGCCTATAAATATCTGCTTCTAAGAACCTTTGCTATTCCTACAGGAGAAGACCCAGACAAAGTAAGTTCTGCTGAATTAGATGAAAATAAGCCAAAAGCTCAACCGAATGTTAGCAACGGTAAAGAAGCTACGTTAAAAGCTAAATGGCAGTTACTCGCTGGATCGCTAAACGGGTTTGATGATTGGTATAAAACAGAACGATCAAAAGGAAAAACGGATGAACAAATTGAGAGATTCTTAACAGAAAAGATGAAAGAAAAGGGGGTTGCATGATTTGAATAGGGTTATTCTCATCGGGAATCTTGCACGAGATGTTGAGATGAAATACACCACAAATGGAGTACCGGTTGCTACATTCACATTGGCGGTTAACCGGCGTGTTCAGAACGGACATAACGAAGCAGATTTCATCAATATCGTGGTTTGGAGACAGCTTGCAGACCTATGCGCTAATTATCTATCAAAAGGGAAGAAATGCGCGTTAGAGGGACGGCTACAAGTTCGTAGCTATGATGACCAGGATGGTAAAAAACGATTTGTCACTGAGGTTGTAGCAGAAAATGTGCAGTTCCTAAGCAGTAAAGATGGACAAGCTCAACAGAGCAATAAGAGTTCGTTCGATGACCCTTTCGCTAGTAACAAACCAATCAATATTTCAGATGATGACTTACCTTTCTAGGATGGTGATAAGCATGGGATTGTTTGATGAAGTAAGAGCTGTACCAAAGCCGAATTTCAAGCGTAGAACGAAAAAGCGTGTAGCCCGGGGAAGAATTTCCCCGGAGGTCTACGACGAAGTAATGGAGCGAGATCAAGGGCGGTGTGTACTCTGTGGAAAGACTACATGGTTACAAGCACACCATATTCTTTTTAAAAGTGAAGGAGGCACAGGAGAAGCCCATAACATCGCTTTAGCTTGCGGGCCTGTTGGTCAAAAAGGTACGTGTCATTGGAAGGCTCACCACACGAAAGAAGGGCGTCAAGCGTTTCGGGATTATCGTGAGAAAGTATTGCTTCCATTGTATCGAGGAGCATCGTAACAAGAGGGGAGCGCGAAGGATGGACACAACAGATAAATACGGGGCGGGCTTCGTGGTCATTCCCCGTATAACCTTTGAACATTTTATAGATGAGGTGCTTTATAACTACCTGATGAAGGGTGCGAATTACAAGGCTTCTAGTGAGTGCCAGAGAGGACAAATTATTATTTCGGTTAGGAAATTACCTGAAGTAATGGGATGGACTTACCAGCAGATCAGGACTTCACTAGACAGATTATCAAGCAACCATCTAATCAAAATGGAGCAGATAAAGTACAAAGGCAACAAAGCTTCACTAATCACAATTGTAAATTATGACGGGTTTCAGCAGCTAGAAAACTACTCAAAAATTAACGCACCGAACAACGCACCGAACAACGCAAGTGCTAACGCACCTGATAACGCACCTAATGAACCTAAAAATAGCGTTGTACCAAGGGTTCCGAGTGATAAAGAAGATGCGAACAACGCACCGAACAACGCAGGTAACAACGCACCGAACAGCGCACCGAACAACGCTAATAGAACATCAGTTAAACAACAAGATAAACAACAAGTAAAACATATAAAAGAATCTTGTCGGAGTCGAGAAGACATTATCTCCTTTGTTGACTCGCAACAGCTCCTCAACCGGATTGAATTACCTAATCGTTTGTTTGTTGAATACTTCGATCTGGTGAGACTTCAAAGAAAATCAGGAAAGATAGCAAACAGCGTTCTTGAAGGACTATGGGGCAGGCTAGCTAAACATGCTATTGATTCAAAACAAACAGCAGAAGCAAATCAGGCCATCGTCACCTATGCGCTATCTACATACATCGTGGACTACGGTCATAAGCCTGCTGAGTATGCATTCGGTATCATTCGCAACACAAGCGAGCCTGAGGCAAGACAAGGAATGATTAGATTACAGAACTCCAAACGGGAGGGAAAAAATGGAAAGGGTAGGACGAGATTTCAATCAGATGTTTCAGGAATTGCAAAAAAAGGCACAAGCAACACGGAACGTTTCGCCCACCTCAACACAAATTCAACACCAGTGCCCAAAGTGCAAGGATCTTGGGGGGACGATGTCATATGAGGAATATGCCTTTGGGATAGAAAAGGATCGTTCTCTAAAATACGAGGTTTGGAAAGAGTGTGAATGTCAGAAAAACAAGAGAATAGAGCGTATGTTCAAATCCAGTCAAATTACTGAAGAGTTCCGAAAGCTTGGTTTTAAAAACTTTAGCGTGGATGGAATGCCAAACGTAATACGGGAAGCATTCGATATCTCAGCCACATATTTTAGGAATTTTGAAGAAATCGAAAAGGAACGGAAAAATAGCATAGCCCTATTAGGTAGGCCAGGTTCAGGAAAGACTCACCTTCTCATGGCGATTTCAAACAACCTGATTAAGAAAGGTATACCTGTTATCTACTTCCCATGGGTTGAAGGATTTAATGAGTTGAAGAATGACTTTGATCTTCTGGATACGAAGATTAGACGATTACAAACGGTTAGGGTTCTATTTTTAGATGACTTATTCAAAGGGAGAGAAAAACCCACGGATTTTCAGATTGAGCAGTTATTCGCAATCGTTAACTATCGTTATTTAAACAAATTGCCCATATTGGTTTCATCAGAACGTACTTTTAAGGATATGTGCGTCACTGACGAAGCTACAGGTTCTAGGTTGTACCAAATGACAGCAGACTACCGGGCTACCCTAGAAGGTGAAGGGTTGAACTATAGAACACGAGATGCGGAGGTTTTATCAAATGTTTAAACGATTTTCTAAAGAAGAAATCAATGATTTAAGAGCAAAAATTTCTCAGGGTCAGCTAGATGTAATCTCACTTTTTGATCTTCAACGCCTCGTGAACGAACGAGATGCATTTGAATTTATGGTCAAACAGCAAGAAGCTGGGCAACAACGAATCAATGAGTTTCTAACAGTCCTAGAGATTCAAAGTCAAATGGAAGAACAGATTAAAGAGCTTAAACAACGGTTGGAAAAATATGAGCCTTCACTAAATCAGGCTGTTTAGGAGGAATCAAGCATGAATCAATTACAAGTAATCGAACACCAAGGTAAACGTGTACTTACTACAAATCAATTAGCAGAAGTTTATGGAGCAGATGTAAAACATATCCACGACAACTTTCAAAATAATGAAAGTCGATACAAGGTTGGTAAACATTACTTTGTAATACAAGGTGAGGAGTTAAGGCAGTTTAAAGCTTCTACGCAAATATCGGGGAACCTCAAATTTGCTCCAATCCTATATCTTTGGACGGAAAAAGGCGCGTGGCTTCAAGCGAAATCTCTTAACACAGATCAAGCGTGGGAAGCCTACGAAATGCTAGTAGATGATTACTATCGGGTGGTAGGACAAGTTTCAAATCTTGGATTAAGCCCTGAGGTTCAAGCGATTTTCTTTCTTGACAAGAAAACTCAGGAGATTGAAAACCGCGTACTCCATTTAGAGCAAACCAAGACAGTAGATTATGGCCAACAACAAGTATTGAACACTTTATGCAAACGCCGTGTAGTAGAAATTCTAGGTGGGAAAAGTAGCGCTGCTTATAAGCAATTAAATAACAAACTATTTAGCGCAGCATGGAAAAGCTACCACGGTTATTTCAAGATCAACTCCTATCGTAATACACCAGCAAAAGAATTTGATAAAGCGAAAGAATATCTACAACAGTGGTCTCCACAGGGTGAACTTTTACGTGAGATTGAGGATGCAAACAGTCAAATGAGTTTCTTGTATGACATCAAAGGAGCATAGGACATCGAACTAAAAAAGATGGGGGCTATAAACACAATGTTTATGAATGATTTATATCCAAACTCATTATTTAAGAAGTTTACAACATACCTTCAAGATTATTCAGACGCTAGTTTCACTAATAAAGAAACGGAGATTACAACACATCGGGGTGTAGTTGTAGATGGTGATGTGTTCATAATGTTCGGTTTATATACAAGAAAAATCCATATTTTTGAAAAAGATGAAGAGTTATTTTTGATTGAAAAAGATGATGAAGAAAATTTACTTGCTTTAGGACTGTTATTTGAACAAATCTTTGTTGACTGGGTAAACGAAGGAAACCCACTCAATTTAAACCATTAATCCAGTGTTACCGGAGGGCAGTCTTACAGATTATCGGAAGGGCTTGGCAGAGGTTCAAGCTAGATGGGAGGCACTAGATGCGAGAGATAAAGTTTCGTGGGAAACCTATTGAAGATTATGGAAAAATAACATGGTTTTATGGAAGTGCAATCTTAGATTACGAGGACAAGTTAGCTTATATTCTAGTTTCTGGACAAGGGGTTGTACCTGTCGAGTGGGAATCAGTAGGGCAATACACCGAAGTTCACGATGATAAGGAAGATAATGAAGTTTATGACGGGGACATCGTTGAAATCACTCACGAAGGACGATTATTACGATGCTACGTTAAATACGAGGGCAGTGGCTTCATGCTTGTCTCTGATGAATTAGAAGACGGATACATCTGGATGTCTGACTTGATTGAATGTGACCGTAGCTATTTTTGGATGCCCGACTCAATAGTTATCGGCAATATATACGAAAATCCAGAGGTACTGGAGGTATAACGATGCGAGAGATAAAGTTCAGGGCTTGGGATGATGTAAGTAAAGTAATGTCATTTAGTAATTTCGAACAGTTCGATGACATGATGGGGTTCCGATTTTCTCACTTTGAAACAGAGAAACCTATTTACATGCAATACACTGGACTCAATGACAAGAACGGCAAGAAGATTTATGACGGGGATATTGTTCAAATCGACAACACTGATGAAGTGAGCAGGTGGGTTCGTGGTGAAAAGGCTTTAGTCGAATATAGACCCGGGAGATTCAGAATATCAACAGAATCAGGTGAAGCCAATATGATGCAGGAAGATATGTCGGACGTCATAGAAGTCATCGGCAATATCTACGAAAATCCAGATTTGTTACAGGTTGGTGGGAAATGATGACCGAGAAAGAGCTGCAAGAAATTCGGGATCGTGTAGAGAAAGCTACTTCAGGCCCTTGGAAAGAGAGAGCAAGGAACGGAGATTTTATGCTCATTGAAAGGGGATTAATTATAGCAGGAACTAAGAGTGATCTTGATTTTATCATAAATGCTCGGGAGGATATTCCGAACTTACTGTCAGAAATTGATCGGTTGAAAAAAGCGTTGATAGAAATTAAAGAAATCTTGAGCTGACGGAGGGAGAGCATGAGAGTGAACACGAGCTATGCAAATAGAGGAATGGCATTTGAGCAAATGCTAGAGCTAGCAAATAAACAATACGAACGAAAAGATATTGCAGTAATTAAAAAACTCCACACTCCTATAAAAGTGTTGAAAACAGAAGGAACAAACATCAAGAAAGCCGTTTATGAATCAAAATCTACAGTCGATTATTACGGAGTATACAAAGGCAGAGCAATCTTTTTTGAGGCAAAGTCTACTAAGAGTCATACAAGCTTCTCGCTAGCAAACATCGGTGATCATCAGTTAGAACATTTGGCAAAGACAGAATTAAATGGCGCCCTGTGCTTCTTTCTAATCGAGTTTGCAAGTAAGAGGGAGGTTTACTTTGTCCCATACTCATTCATTCGAATTTACGTGCTTAACGCCCGTCTAGGAGGTCGAAAAAGCATTCCTTATGATGAGTTCGAAATTTACGCTTATCTCGTTCAGAAATCTCAAAGGGCCTCACTGGATTACCTGGTATACGTAGATCGGATGATGGGAGTGGCATAAATGGGGTACATCTCAGCGAAAAAAGCTAACAAATTAGCTGGTGAAGGTAAATTCAAAGGCCGTCCATTATACATTGCTTGCGAAGAGTACGACTTCATCTGGTTAGAGAGTGAGATTGATGAAGTACGTCAGCTATGGAGAGAAGACGAGTCTATTGCGAGTATCGCCAAAAAGATAAAAAGAGACATAGATGAGGTAACGCTACTCATCGTAGATCAAATAAGACACGGCATGATTAGAAAACGTAAGGGAAGCTTGTTAGAACACGTTAGCTAGGTAAACCAATAAATCAAGAGGAGTGAGCCTTAATGAATACACAGGACAATCAAACAGTTAAAGAAACGTTTAACAAAGAGCAACTAGATTGGCAGAAACAAGTCATTCGTGAGGAGATGGACACTGATGGAAATTAGCCTAGAGACGCTCTTTGAAAAGCAAAAGCAGCTAGATGATTACATCATCAAGAAGAAAGGTTTAGATACGTTGCCAAAGCAAGAGTTGCTAAATAATACGGTACTTGCTTTACAAGTAGAGATTTGCGAACTAGCGAATGAATGGCGTGGATTTAAGCATTGGTCAGAGGATCGGGAGCCTAAAAATGGTTATGAAGCACTTATTGATTGTGACAAATGTGATGGTCGTGGTTTTTGGTTTGATGGCCCACGAGTCCTTTGCGAAAAATGCAACCATTCAGGTAAAATCACAAACCCACTTCTTGAAGAATACGTTGATTGCTTACACTTTTTCCTTAGCATGGCAAGACAACTTGAATTATCAACAGATGACTTATATGCATGGGAAGACCAGTTGGAAGGAGAAACAACAATACTTTTAACCGAACTGCTGATGAATGTTGGTCAAATCATCGGAGATCAGATATTCCCGAATAAACCAAAAGATGTTTTTCAACACAGACGCGAACATTTTAGAGCATCACTTTTCATCTTCTATAACCTTGGAGAACAAAGACTTGGTATCTCTTATGAAGATATGGTACAAGCCTACCTCGATAAATGGCAAATCAATATACAACGTCAGGAGAGTGGGTACTGATGTCAAATAGCTACGGCTTTACATGGATAGAGATTGATGAGGCTCAGGCGCTTAGAGAGTGGGCGGAGAGCAAGAATTACTCTCCAGACAATGGATAAGCTTCACCAACCCTTCCAAACACCAAATGCACGACATGATACTGCCTCACAGGTAGATCAGGAAACACAAACCGGACGTTATCGGTGTTTGGGATAGCTTCAATGTCAAAAGGGATGCCGTGTAGTCGAAACTTTCGAATTAGCCTAGCAGATCGGCTACACGGCACGATATGATAAAACGATTTTTGCATGATATATCACCCCTTGCTGCCATTGTATTGCGAGGAGTTGGGACAAAAAAAGGGAGAAATGAGAAATGGCTATAAACGAGGGAATGTTTACTTCAAGTACAGATTTATGGGAGACGCCGCAAGAGTTCTTCAACCAGTTAAATCAAGAGTTTGGCTTTCAAATAGATGTTTGCGCTCTTCCAGAAAACGCAAAATGCGAAAGATATTTCTCCCCTGATGAGGATGGTCTACAGCAAGAATGGACGGGCATTTGTTGGATGAATCCTCCCTATGGAAGACAGATAGGTAAGTGGATAAAGAAAGCTTACGAATCTTCTCTTAATGGAGCAACGGTAGTGTGTTTGATTCCAGCAAGAACAGATGCACGATGGTGGCACGACTATTGTATGAAAGGTGAAATTCGATTAGTTAAAGGACGTTTGAAGTTTGGCAGCAGCAAATGGAGCGCGCCTTTTCCTAATGCTCTAGTTATTTTCAAGGAAGCTGGATCTCAACATTCATATAAAGCGATAGATAAGTATGGTTCACTATTGTGATTGATTAATAAAGCATATCTCTATCATTTGGGACAAAAAAAGAAAGGGGATAAATGATATGTGGATTGAGACTCCAAAGCAATTAAGGGGTTTGGCTGAAGGGACAATTCTTCAAGCTTTTTACTCCGAGGATGGGGAACATTGCATGGCTACGGGCGACTTGATTAGCTATACACCTGCTGGAAATGTTGAGTTTGTTGTAATAAAGAAGGGCAACACAACTCGGTTTAGGAGAGTCGATGGAACTAGCTCCTATGAGTATATTGCCCAGGAGTTACTAGAGAACTTTGATAACGGCATTCAGTTAATAAAGAAAGGGGAGTCACTCCTATGAAAACATATAAAATCAAGTGTCAATCTAGCTCAGTTGAGCAAGTAGTTATTCTGTCTGCAAATTCACCAGCAGAAGCGTTGGAAGAGGCGAAAAAATACTTTCCTGAACGGATGCACAGTTATTTATCACTTAGTTCAGATGACTGCGAATTTCGGGAATTGCTCAGGAAAAATCGTTATCCAGAAAGGGCGCTGGAGAAACTCAGCGATGAAGAATGCCAAGGTGAATGCGAAGCGATAGGGATTATATGATGTACAGCAGATCATTTGTGACAAAAATAGGAGGGCAACAAATGGAACGGATTTATTGCACATATGCAGATACTGAAGTGGCAAGCCTTTACACACATGTTCAATGCCCGTATTGCAATCATGAACAAAACGAACTTGACATGGACGAATGCGGAAAAATTTATGTCATTGAGTGTGAAGAGTGCGAAGAGCAATATGAAATGTACTTTGATGCAAGTTAACGCATTGTGTAGGGAGATAAGGAGAGTGGTCATGCATGGCAATACCGTTGTCGTATGTAAAGGAGCGAAGGAACATGCCCTTTATCAAGCGAGGAATGCGGGTGGAAGTTGATGGGCAGATGGGTACCGTAACGTCTGGCAATCGGAGTGGAAACATTAACGTACGGTTTGATGGGAAAAAGCATTCGGAGAACGTTCATCCTTGGTGGCGCACGAAGTATTTTGACAAGGACGGAAATCTCATAAAGGCATACGACTAAGGCGTCTTATCACAAGAGTTAGGGAGAAGCGTAATGACCAGCAGATCATTGAGGACAAAAATAGGAGGCAATTATGAGTAAATACCAGATAGATTTAGTTGGAAGCTCAGTATCAAATTGGCGAGAACTGAAGGTCCAAATTGAAGAGCAAAGTAGTCCGTTTGACGAATACTATTATGTTTACCGTGAAGATGATACGGAAAAAGCATACATTTTCCTGTGTGATGCAGAATTGGCTGAATGGCTGGAAAAAAAGTTTTACGATTGGGGCTATTGGGAATGTAGCGACTTTGATGGCTGCATGGATGACATTAAGGTGTGGAAGTTAATTCCGAAAGGTAGAGTTGATTGTTACCCAGATTTATATAGTGATGCAAAGCCAACCTCTATTGTAGTTGATGAACAGCGATACTATCGCAAAGCAAAAGGAATCCGACCCGAACCTATGATTTCAATATCGTTGCTGTGAGGAGAGGAAGCACAATGACCGAACAACAGATTATTAAAACACTGGCAACTGAGGTGATGGGGTGGAGATGGATATATCATGTTGAATTGGATTTGTGGGGCTGGCATTCACCTGACGAGTTTAGAAAAGGTTGGAATCCACTTGAAAACATAGCTGATGCGTGGATGATTGTTGAGAAATTCAAAAACGGTGATCCGATACTTCGGGCCAAGTTTGCAGTGCTCTTGCCTGTTATCATCTACGAGATTGAACCGAAAGACATTTGCAAAGCTGCTATGAAAGTGGTTGCTGAACACTATGGTAATTGAGGGAATTTGATGAGGATTAAAAGAAAGTACAACTGTATTTTTGAGAAAAAAGGCACCCAGGATTTGATTTTTGTTCACTATGAAGATTTGAGTGGCTTTTTACACTATGAGCATGCGAATGATCCTACTAAACAGATTTACACGATGACTTCGGTGGAACTTCTAAATGATGGTTACGAAAAAATTTAAACAAAACACACGATTTGTAAATGGGGGTGTAGGAATGGTCAACCTAATCAAAATCGAGAAACTAGAGGAAATGATGAAATATGAAGACCCAAGAACCTCTGAAATTCATCACTCTGGTAAAAAGTGGACAAGAGGCGTGCCTATCATTCTGGTTGATAAAGACGGAAAGACGATTGTGACAGATCATTGGGTTTACATTAACAAAAACGATGAATTGGTTTACAACAAAGCAAAAAATTTATGGTGTCAGGGTTCGGAGTTTTACGATATAGGAAAATCACACATCAAAGAAATTTATATTGTTCAAGCGATTTAACAAACCATTTCTTGTAACAAGGGAGGATGCGGAATGAAGAACCGACAACGTAAAAAGATTTTGAAGATAGTTGCTCGTCAGATTAACAGTGGTGATTTCACTAAGTTAAAACCAGTCCACTTCCGATGCGTTGATAAAACGATTGACGACTATATCTATAAGAAATACATTACGGAGTTTCGGCCGTGGTGGTACGACCAAATCGACAACTGGAGCAATATGAATCTTGGAGAAGAGCATGGGAAGCACTACGATAAAACTATCGCAGAGCTACAAAAGTGGACAGGCATTAACATGGAACAATATCGACAGTATTTTGAACTCAATCACGAAAATCACGAAAGTATCCCAAAACGTAAACGTGGAAAACGCAGGCTCAGAAAATCAAAGGAACAACCGATCAGGAAGTTGAGGAATCCTAAGGAGTACAAAATAAGGGTCATCCGAGACGGTAAACCAGAATGGGAAAGTATTATTGCTGAACAAGCATTTCAATACCGTGGGTATGAGTTCTTTATTGCTCATTATCGTGGTTGGTGGGTTGTATCGGATGTTGCAGCAGGAATTCAAATTGCTTGCCATGATCGGTATAAAAAGTCGATTCAAATTGCTAAGGAACGGATAGAGAAGAATTTTGAAAAGTATGTATCTCAGGTTACGCAGTTGAGAAAGGAGGAAGCCAATGAGCAGAGAGATTGACCAAGAAAAAAACTGTTGGACATGCAGTCACTGGTTAATAGGTAGTGGATGCTGGAAAGAAGCGTTCATAGATGGCGCATATAGCCAACTAGGAGTAGTAATGACAGAGCATGATCACTATTGCGACGATTGGGTAATAGAAGGCACGGAAGGGACGATAATGTACGAGGTTGGTTTAGCAGCTGAGAAGATGGAGGATGCGGAATGGCCCAAACACTACAAATAAACAATTGGAAGAAGTTTGTTGTTGGGGTTAATTGGCGAAGTTGGTGCATTGGGTTACAAATACATGATTTAAGAGACAGTTACGGCTACGTCATTACTGAGATCAATATATTGCCATTAACGTTTTTGCTGAGATTTGGTGACGGAACCAAAAAGCTGAGATGCATCAGATGTAAAAAGGTTTTAGATAAAGTGAATGTAGATGAAAGCGAAGAGGCTAAATGTTTGGACTGTTACAACAATTCATAAGGAAATAGCAATAAAAAAAGCCCCTTCATCAGGAGCAACATGTGTTCGCAAAACTATTATACCATGAGCAGATGGTGAGGGGGAATGATTGATGAACACAATGCAAGAACTTTTAAAAGAGTACAAAGAGACAAGAAAGAAATTGAAAAAAGCATACGCTGATCTAAGAGCAACAGAGACAGTTCTTGATGATTCAGAAAGACGCTACCTCTCTGAAATGATTAGCGATGTAGAGTATGTAATTGAATGGCTGGAAACAGGACGTAGACCAGAGAGTAAACGTGGGATTGAGAGAAGAGCAGCCTATGAAAGAGAAAAGCCAGTAGATCCATTAAGAATGCAGGCGTTCGTTTATAGAGGAACAGCAGGTAGTCCCTGCAATCTTACAGAGTGGGAAAAAGAACAGCTAGAAGACGCATTATGTTGCCTGTCACCAAGAGAAAAAGAGTGCTATATACTTACCCACGGTGAAGGATTTTCATTTGAGGAAACGGCTAAATTTTTGTGTATTTCGAAGAGTAGTGTACAAACACTGGTAACACGGGCACAAAATAAAATTGCAAATCGTGTAGTTTCAAGCCTATTCCTTGTCGGATAGGCTTTTTTTGTCATACGAAAGCCCACTATAAGTAGAAGGGTAAAACGAATATTCGATAAAGGAGATGTCAAATGGAAATTTCGCATGAACTAAAAGGGGTAACTTTGGAAGAAATGAAAGAAATGGGAGCTTCATTTGGAATTGGTATGGCAATTGAGTTGATGAAAGAAGAACGTATTAGAGTGGCACGTAGAGGATGGAACGGAAAAGACATGTTCCTTGCTTATCAATCTGGATATCCAGATGGCATTCCAATTAACAAGAACACAGCTGAGGCAACTGGAATAAAAGAAGGGACAGTTTGCAAGTTTCAGCCATACATCATGATGAAAACAGCAGATAATACATTTGTTCCTTGGTTAGCTTCTCAGACAGACTTGTTAGCTGAGGATTACTATATTGTTGAATAGGAGAGATAACATGGCAATTGCTGAGTAGCTTTTTTGTATGCAAAGGCCACCTATATATAGAAGGGTAAAACGATGGGAGGTGCTGAATTGAAAATCGTCTCTTTAAGTGATAAAGAAATTGAATTAATCATTAGCGCTCTAGACTATCAAAACTATGAATTTGCAACCTATGAGGATGATTCAGGTCACTACGATCTTAAACTAAAGCTAGAGCAACGCCTTAATCAACCAGATTCTGAGGATGATATTAAAAGATTGATAAAAGCAGTTGGAGATAAGCTGGGTAAGGAAATCGGGAAGTTCGAATTTGGTTTTGAAGAAACGCAGGAACGGATGAAACAAGTTAGAGAGAAAATGGGTAATTGGGAACCTAGACTAATTCGCAAACGTTAAATATTTCTAAATTTATTTTGTAGGAGGGATAACATGGCATCAACTTCAGTCACAGTTAAAGTTAATGGAATTGAGGAGTTAAAGGAGCTTACAAAAGCAATTGAAGATGTTGTGACAGCACTTGAGAAGTTAAATAAATGTACAAACAAAAGTAATTACGTAACGCTATCACCTACTGTAAATATCACAACAGGGCAATGTGTGGATGCTGTTTCTAACAAATTGTTAAGTAGCTTAAATGATGAGCTTACTGATTCTCTAAAGGTTTTTGGTAACAAATTTTAATTAGATAATCTCTAAATC